TTAAACCTCTATCTCATAGGTCGGTAAATCCGGCGCCTCTCCTGCCAGCGCCCCTCCCCTGTAAAACGCCTTCTTGCCGATGGCTACCCCAGTGCCCCTTACTGTGACCGTTCCACCCGCCAACGCGGTGAGAGTGGTGGTCGTGGTACCTACTGCGGTCACGGTACCAACCAGCAAGGGATCAGCGCCCGGTACCAGCTCCAGGAATCGCTTGAACAGGTTCATACAAATCGCTCCACACTCAGTTGTTGGCGCACCGTCATGGCCCGGTTCTGCAACGCAGCAGAGACCCTGACGCCCCGGTTGTAACCCCTCCAGCCATCCACGGCGAGCAATGCACCCGGCAGGATCAAGCCGGTATCAGCAGACAACGGCAGCTCGATGGTCTGGGTACGCTTGGGCATGGTCTTGGCCAGCCCCACCACACCCTGGGCACGGGCGGCCGTTACATCACATACCAGCGGGTGGGTAATGGTCGGCGCTTGTTGCTCGCCAGCCGTCCCCTGGCGTACCACCCGCGCACTGATGCCCTGATGGCCTCCAGTCACCCAGATCCCGTTGGCGGCATGACCCGGCTGGAAGTCACTGCCCAGGGTGGTAATGATGGCGCGGGGGATCGCCACATCGGCCTCTGCAGTATCAAGCTGCCATGGCACTGTGGGGTAACGCGGTTTGATGACCAGATGGCGGTTGCGCTGGTGTGGCAGCACAAAACCACCGGCCGCCTCGGCCAGATACTTGACCACCTCGATCGGGGTCTGGTTATCCAGGCTAAAGAACCCGCCAGGTACCAACCAGTCAGCCGCTTGCCAATCCAGCGTCCACCCCACGGGCAATACAGCGGCCGCCAGCTGGGCCATGGTCGCGGCAGCACGCTCACTCACCGCCTGCGCCAATACATGGGTTGGCGACAAGTAAGCGGTGCGAGAGCGTCCCGTCAGCGTTGCTGACTCACGGCCAAAGCTCTGGCTCGATTGCCAGCCATCACACACGCAGTCCCATTGCTGACCGTTAATATGAATGCTGACCTCTTCCTCATCGGTCAACGCAGCCGCCGCGATACGGGGGATTTGAGCGCTGAACTGCCACGCCCAGGAATTGGTGTCGAGTTCGATACTCACTGCAGTGGCCGGGATATCGATCCCATCGCGTACCCGCACGATCTTTGCTGTATTGCTCACCAGATAAACCCTCCGGGTTGGAATGACGATTGCCGCATCACTGCCCTGCCAGACGAACTCCAGCTCTGCCGTGTCGCGCTTGCGCCCGAACGCCAACCGCAACACCCGCTTATCGGGGCGGATGGGGGGCTTGGGTGGTTCTGGCGGCGGCGTCTTGCCCTTGGGTGGCCACATGGCCTCGTCCCAGCCATCACGCCAGCCCTCTATCAGAGGCTTGCCGTGGTGCCAGACTTGGGCGGCCACCCCTTTACCGATGGGGATGCCCTCTTGCCACTGGTCAGCCTGCCAAACCTGGTCAAAGCGCGGCGGGTTGGTGAACCCGACCAGGCGCCAGCTACTGACCGGCGCCGCCTCAACCCACAGGGACTGATTCGCCACATGGCCAGCGGCCAGGCTGTCATAACCCTGGCGGCTCTGCTGGCTGACCGGCAGCCCCTCGGCAAAGCGCTGTTGATTGGCCATGAACGTCTGCGGCATCTGCTCGCCCAGCTCAGCCACCTGCTGCTGATGCGCGGCGGCCTGTTGCCACAGGGAGCGGCTGGTTGCCCGCTCGGTGCCTGCCTTCTGCCATTCGCTACTGAGGGCCTGGGAATGGCGATCAGCCCGATCCCAAACATCCCCCATTGCACTAGCAGGGCCCCGGAATACGTTCTGGTCATACTCCCCGGCGATCACCGGCAGCGGGGCGCGGGATATGATGGCCATAGTGCATTCAATGACGAACGCGCCGACCAGCTCCCCATGGCTATGGGTGTGGCTGGCAAGCACCGCATCAAGTACCACAGAGCCGTCCAGCATCGCGCTGGAGCGATGCGGGGTGCCATCCAATACCGATGCCAGCACCAGCCCCGGTGACGCACTCAGGCGTGGCGGCAAGTTGGTACTATTCAGGATGCCTACCAGCAGCACCACCTCAGACTGATTCAGCTCCAGCTGGCCATTGATGCTGCGAGCCTTACGCAGCGCCAGGCTGGCATCCTTTCTGGCCATATTGCCCCCCGGTTACGGTTCAGTGATGGTGGCGGTATTGATGCGGATCAGCGCACCGGAAAAAAACTCCGCTGCGGGCAGCTCCAGATCGGCGCCGCTGCCCGGCACCCCGACATCAAGATCCGCCACAAAGGCCCCATCCCGGTCAACAATGCGCCCCCAGGTGGGTGCGCCGCTGGCGGTGGCCATCTGCTCGGCCAGTGGTTTCAGGGTCAGCACCCCACCAGCGACCGTCTTGGCGCAAGGGTGGCTGAACGTCAGCGCCACCAGAGCAAGCTGGTCAGTCGTGGCCGCCCCCGGTGCCGGTTTGGTGCCGGTGTAGATGGTCAGCTTGGCACTGGCCCCGCTGCCCGTATCAATGGCCGTGGCCAATAGCTGGGCGCGACTGGTGCGCAGCCCTTCGGCATAGGAGATCATGGTTATTTCCTCTTGAGCGGGGCAATCATGGGGAACGGCTCGGGCGCCACACCACCGCCAGGCGGATAGGGTTTTGGCGCCTGATAGTCGGCGGCCACCGCGTTGTAATCGGCAGGGCCATATGCCGGATCATCCTGGGCGACCACCATATAACGGCGATTCAGCCACAACAGATCGAACCGATAGACCCCATCCGCTGCGCGGCTGTAGGTCTCGCCAACCAATTCGCCATCTTGGGTGAAGCAAAGTACCCGGCGCCGCACTCCCATCCCGCTGATAGTCACCGTACTTTCAATAAACCCCTGCTCCACGTTGCGCACCCCATCGCGGATCCAGAAGTAATCCCGCCCCTTGCAGATCACTCGCTGGCTCATCTGCTGGATACTCAACGGGCCAGGATAAAACGGCGGTTTCCCTTGCCACGCCACATCTTGCGGCAGGAACTGGGCGCGGGTCTCCTGGTTGGCCACGGTAACGGTCATCGGGGTGGTGAACAGCACATAGGTAAACTCGACTTGGAGCGGGACAAATTCAGTCCCTATCCTGGCCAGGCGGTCTCCCGGTTGCAGCTCTATCCATATCTTGTATTGAGATGAGGCAATGAATTGCGTTGAGCGGGCAAACACCTTGGTCTGGTAGTAGCCAAACACTTGCCCATTGATAGCGGCCAAGCCGAGATAGGGTGCATCAGCTGGCCCTTGAGTGGTCACCCCGCCCACTGTCAACTTGGCTACGCCATTGAGGTAAGCCAGCTGGGCAGCCACAGCGCCAGTCGCATCGAACAGCACCCCAGTCTGACCAGGCAAAATCCCCCTGGCCAAGACGTAGGATGGTGCAGTGCCAGAAGCAACCAACCCAACCCCGGATTGATGTTCGATAGCAGCACCGACTGGCAATACCAAATCCGGCTGCAACGCGTTGTATTGCTCTGCCGTCAGCGCCGCAAAGTCCCCATCAAACCCGGCTGGCCCGCCTGCAATGCGCAAATAGGTTTCAGCACGGCAACCGTTGCCACCTGTATAGGTCTCGTAGGAGCGCATATTGCTAAAACGCAGGGTCGTCACCACCGCCATATTGCAGGTCAGGGTAAATGACTGGTTGCGATGCTGACCGCCATCATCGGTGTAAATCAGGCTGGTTGGGGTAAAGGTCAGCTCACCATAGGTACGCGGGTATGCGTCTCGCTGGGTGGCTTTGGTCAGGCTGGTAAGGCTTGGGCCGTACCATAGCCCGCTGCGATAGGTGCCATCTGTGCGGGTGCGAAGGGCGGCGATCACATTGCCCGCCGCATCCAGAAACTCCAGATCCATATCGCACAGGTCGTTAGTCCAGCAGGCGTTGGATGCCCCAATCTTCAACCGATATCCAATGGGCTTGAACGGGATAGACCCACCCCATACGCCGGTATCAGCGGCACCGCTCTTGTTATAGGCATAACGGAACAACCCGATATCGGCGGTATCGCCAAACCAGTCTGCCCATTCCGCCCCGCCGGTCGCGGTTACATCAAGCGCGGCATCGTAGGTAATGGTCTGGGCAGCCGATAGCATCAGCCACCCTTTTGACGGCAGGAAAGTCGCCATGACTTACCTCCAGGGGCCGGTCAGGTCAAAGCCCATCAGGCAGGTCTGCCCAGCGGTATAGTTATCTTCCTGAAACCCCACCCTGACAAACCGCAACAACTTGCCAGGCATGGCAGGCAGGTCTTTGAAGTTCTTCCTGTCCCATGCCCCTATGGTGGCAAACGGGCACACCAAACCGGGCAAGTACCCACGCAGGTGGTTGCCACTCTCGATCACCATGGTGGGATCCTGGGTCACATAGAAACCGTTGTCCGGGCCGTTGGGGATGTTCAAACCGTTACCGAATCGGCCAAACAGCCCTTTCATAAACCAGTTGGTGGCTCCGAATAGCTGGTGATATGGCCGGGCAATTATCCGGTGGCTGGCGTTGTCAAAATTGGGATACAGGTTGCCCCAAACCGCCCAACTAGATGAACCCTGTTGCCAGTTACGCCCCTGCTCATTGGCATTGGTAGTCGGATAGATGTTAATCACGGCATGATAGCGGTCGCCTGGCCGAACCGTTCGGATATAGCCAAAGCTATACATAAACTGGTAGTTACCTGCCGCATAAGCAGGCATGAAGTAAAACAGCTGGCTATCGCCCACCAGATCCCAACGCCGGTTGGAAAAGCGTCCGGTACAAGGCCAGCGCCACTCCCCAATATTGGTGTAACTGTTGATATCCACCACATCCTCAACCATCGCCACCTTGGCCAGATAGTTGAAATAGTTTGGCCCCATCCACCCCGTAAACGCCGAATTGTCGATGCGCAGACTGACATTCCCCGACTCACTGACGTTGGTGGGCCGCACGATAAAGATCTTCCCGTCACCGCTCTCATGGGTGATCGTCCAGCCCAGCGGCGCCACCTTCATGGTCATGGCCGCGCCCGTACCTTGGGCACCAGGGTTGCCGCCGTCAATCTCAAACCAGACCTGAGTGGCGGTGACCTGCATCACCCGATGCTCGCCGTTGTAGGCAGCAGGCGATACCCCCTCGACCTGGACAACTGAGTCTTGCAGATAGGCATGCCCACCGGTAAAGGTCGCCACTGCCCACCCCTTGGCAGTATCGAAAGCCAGCGCGTTGATGGTCAGAGTGCCAAAGCCGGTGACCAGCACCGCCTTGAGCAGCGCCGCCAGAGCTCCCTCTGCGGTATCGCCCAGGCTCGGGGCCCCCTGCATCTCGCTTGCAAACCATTTGACCTTGTATTCAGCCATTGCTTTTCTCTCCACGGGCAAGGCGCAACGCCTCACCGGTTAACGGTTGACGTTGCCCCTGAGCTGGGCCTCGAAACGGTCGGTATCCACTGCCGCCACCGACTGCAAGATGGTGCGGATAAACCAGATCGGGTAATTGGCGGCGTAGGTGTTGAACCGCAGCACGTTGCCCGCTGCCCACCCTGCCCCCCAGCCGCGCCGGTCAAGCCTGAAATAGGGCTGGCCGTTGTTGGGGTTGATGGGGGCAAAATCGGTATTCACGTCCCCCACCGCAATCTGGCCCACATGCTCGCCGACCAAAATAAACGTGGTGGTGGTCTGGAAGATGATGGCCCAGCGCTCTTGCAGGGTTGCCCGGTTGGTCACCACGATCGGGAAATCCGTGTCGTTGTATTCCGCCGTGCAGGGGTCGCCAATCAGAAAATCAGACCAGTTATTTGTCCAGGTGCGTTGGTCGAACAGCGCCCCATAGCGGGCCCACAGGTCACCGATAATGAGGGCGCTGGATACCAGGGTATCCGCCGCCTCATAGTTGTGACTGAGGGGCCGAGCTAGGGTGATGCGGCCCGAGATCTCCACATCAGTGGCCAGGCTCATATCCTCGACGCGGTGAACCACGGTCAGCGGCTCCACATAGCCGGTCAGACTCAGCGGGCTGGCCAAGGTCACCATCCCGCTGTTCATGTTGACGCTGTAGAGCTGCGGCGCCAGCTCCTTGCCGTTCTTATCCTCCACCCGGCAATAGGCCAGCCGTTCGCGCCCGGTATTGAGCTGCTGCCCGGCCTGTACCCCCACGGGGAAGGCGCTGCGCTTGGTGGAATGCACCACCACGATGTAACCCTTGCGAATAAAGGGCACCCGGCCATCGGATGGCAGGCGCACCGGATCCAGCTTGATCAGATCCGCATCGAGCGGTAGATAGCTATAGACCACCGCATTAAACCGGATGGTGTCAGCCACCACCGACAAGGGGCGCCAGATCTTGCCATCGACCACCATATCGGGGTCAAACCAGGGTTTACCCTCGTTGCCCGCCGCCGTCACCAGTCGGCCAAAGCGTACCGATACCACCCCAGTCTGATAGTCCACCTTGCCGGTTACATCCTGGCTGGTGATGGTGCCATCGCCATTGGCGGTCACCTCAAACCTGCGACCGTCTGCGGTATTGCCACTCAGGTAGAGGCTGGATGGCGCAATGGGTGCCCCCGGCGTCCTGAATGTCACCTCGTCCACCGTCTGAGCCACCAGGCTGGTGACCAGTGAACTCAGGGCAGGCACGGGCGCCGCGCCGGGGTTCCAGACCGTGACGGTCGCCTTGCCGGTAGCGTAATCCAGTGTCCCGGCCTGCTCACCGGCCCCGGTGGCAGGGTCGATATTGCGATAGAGGATCCCTTGCCTGTCCACATAGACAGACCCGCCCAGCGCAAAGCGCACTGAGTTGGCCAGGATCGCCTCGCCGTTGCGCGGGGTGATATCCAGCACCAGCGGGGTGGCTGTCACGGTGTCCTGACCCGCACTGCTGGCGTTATTGCTGCGGTATTCCACCTCGACCCAACCACTGTCGTCCACCGGGAACAGGTAGGCGGCTTGCACGTAGTAGATCTCCACCAGTGTCCAGCGCTGGCGGGCAATGGTGTTACCGTGGCCATCGCCATAGGTACCGATAGTTCGCCACTCATAGCGGGTTTTCGGAATGCCGCCCTGGCCATCCGGCTTGATGGTGATCTGTCCGGTGGTGTAGTTGACGGTGCCCCGTTCTACCCCCGCCGCATCCAGCAGCTTGCCCGCGCCGTTGTCGCGCACACTGATGATCGGGTCATGGTGGGCAATCACCAGTTCGGTATCATCCTTCACCTCCTCATAAAGGGCATTCCAGCGTACTGATACCATTCTGGGGGTCAGGTTCTGCTTGGTCAGCTGCATGGTGATCGTCCCGTCCGGGTTGCGGGCCGGGTAGTCAAATCGCTGGGTGTCTGGGTCGCCATACTGGTAAACAACCTGGTACTCCTGGCCGCCATCCGGCAGGGTTGCCACCCGCAGGGCCAGATCGCCGGTCACATAATTGATGGTGCCGGTGGCATCGCCGGTAAGCTGGCCAGCCCCGTTGTCGATGGCTGTTTTGGTCGCGCCACCGGCTTGCCAGGTCATGGTCAGGCTGTTGGGGGTGATCCCCTCATGGGCCAGCTTATGGCTCAGCTGCACCGGATCCAGCACCATGCTGGCGCGGTTGAGGTAAGAGACCTTGGTGCCCCAGCTGAACATGATCGAGCTGTTCACATCCGGCAGCGCCCCCAGGGTCAGCACCACAGAGCCAGTGGTGAAGTTGAGCAGGCCAGAGCCATAGGATTTGTCCTGGCCAAACAGCTCCCCGCGCCCGTTGTCTTTGAGGTCGTACCATTTGCCCTGGGCCAGATAGCTGACGGTCAGCGAACCGGGGCAAGGGGTGGGCTGCAGGGTCGCGGTGTAGGCATAGCCCCGGTTGTTGGCGGCGATCTGGATCTGGGCCGTGTCAGCGATGCGCGATGGCATCACTGCCGGGCGAAAGCTCACTGTTTTGCTGGCCGCGCCATAGTTCGGGCACTGGCTGTTGAAGGTCAGCAGGCCGCGCCCGTAGTCGATAGCCCCCACCACGGTACCGACCAAGAACAGCTCGCCGCCCTTGTCGGTGATCACCGCCGCGCCGATGGTGACCGATACGCTGCCCGGCATGGCACCAATCCCCAGAAACAGCCCCTGACTGGGGCTGACCGGTGAGGTGGTGGTGAAAGTGTGGGGACTGCCCACCCCGGATTCCAGCAGAGCGCCCAGCTCACCGGCAGCGGTCAGATCCACCACCGGGGTTTCACTGCGGGCACTGGGTACCAGCTGGGTGAAAATGGTCTTGGCCTGCACCCGCATAGCCCCCAGCGCCGCATCCGCGACCAGCTTGGTGGTTGAAAAGTAGTTGGCGGCGTCGGCCACCACGGTTTCCCGCAGAGTGGTCTTGGTGGTTGCCTGGTCATAGGGGCTGGGCTGCTCCCCTTCAAAGGTGTGGCGCAGCGGGTCAGTGATCACGCAAGTGACCACGTTGCGGGTGAACTCGCCCTGATAGCCCGCCACCCCGAACTTGCGCAGCTCGGCGGTTACCCGGTCAACCCGCACATACTGCTCAACCTCGTTCCCCTTCCCTTCGTTGCCGACCAGTACCAGCACCTCCCCAACCTCCGGCAACCGTACCTCTACCCGTTGCAGGATGCGGATCGCCCGCTGCCCTTCCAGCTGGGTATCGTAGAGCACCCCTTGCCACTTCGGGCCTCTGGCCTGATAGCGCTCCAGGGTGTTGCGGGCGTTGCCTCTGGTGTCGTTGTGGTCTTTGGTGGTCATCAGCGTCAGGTTTACGCTGGGGTCACTGGGCGGTAGCAGCACCATGGCATTGGCGCCATAGTAGGTGTCGGTGTCGTCCGTCTGCACCGCCAGAAACGCCTTGCGCATATTCACGGTGCCATAGGCCCGATCCATATCGCTGACATCAGGGAACAGGCTGTTATGGTTGCCGCTGATGATCTCGCGGCCAGTGATGCGACCACCGCCGTCATCGGTATCAACCAGGCGCTGGCTGGCCAACAACACGATATCGCCAGATAGAATGGTCATGGGGTTACCTCTGTGAGATTCAGGGTCAAGGCATAGGGGTCGCCCCCTTCCGGGTCGGCCATCTCGATCAGTGGCATGGCCACCACGCCAGGGCGGCGCCACACCACAGTGCGGGCCACGCCATCGAGCAGGGTCAACGTCATCAGCCGGGCCACCTGCGCCTCCAGCACCTTGAGCTCCTGCACCTTGGCGCGGGAGCAATGCCCGCTCAGGGTCAGCGGCCGTCCCTCCGGCTTGGCGGTCTCCTCCACCAACAGGGCGCCACTCAAGGTCGGGGTCACCACCTGCTCGACCGGCGCCCACTCGAACTCGTCGCGCCAGACCAGATCATCTGGCAGCAGCACGCTGTTTAAGGTCACGTTCATTGCCGCAGTCCTTGCTGTTTAAGAAGGGAAATCAGGGCATTCGCATTGGCCTCATCAGCCTGCAGTTCGGCCGATCCCCCTGCCCCTTTGAGCTCGATGGTGATCCGCTCGGATAAGGGCCTGCGTGTCCCTGGGGTGTTGGCGCTGGGGGTAGATGGCGCGACAGCCGGAGCCGGTGGCTGAGCTGCGGACTGATTGGTTTTGGCACTCTCTTTGGCCAACGCTTTGTTGAGCTCCTCTTTAAGGCGGGCCTGCATCGCCTCCATCTCTTTTTGGAACTTCTCGCCGTAATACTTGCTCCACTCGCTGTAGGCCGGAATATCCTTGACCTTCTGGCTGTAGCGGGCCAGCTCCTCCTCCACCCCGGCCAAGGTATTGGCCAGCCCCTCGGCATTGCCGCGCAGGCTGTTGATATCCACGCTCTTGTAGTAGAAAGAACCAGCGTTCACGGTGCGGGTGATATCGCCTCGGCCACCTCCCCCGCCACTACTGGCAAGGCTGGCATTCGTCTGCTTGGCTTCGTCCTGAACCCCTTTAAGCCCCGCTCGCATCGCATCGGTGGCCCCCTTGGCCCGTGCGGCGGCCTCGTCAAAACCATCACCAATGGCCGCGACGGCCTGCTTGGTATCGCCGCTTCCCCCTTTCACCTTGGCCATGGCATCGGCGGCGATGGCCATGGAGCGGGCCAGCGCATCCCCGGTGATCTTGCCTTGGGCGGCCAGTTGCTTTTGCCGCGCGATCACCACATCGATCTCGGCAGTGGTCTTGGCGCTGTTGTAAGCGGCGGCCAGCGCCTCCTCGATGGCGGCGCTACTGGCCCCCGTGTGCGTCACCAATACATCCAGGGCGCCGATGGTCTTCTGAAAGCCTGCACCGATGCGACCATTGGCCCGTTCAAAGTCCAGCCCCAACTCCGCAAACGCCTTGGCCAACTTGGCGGGGCCATCGGCTGCGGTTTGCTTGGCAACGGCATTTATCTCGGCCAGATAGTCACGGGTGCTCTTGGCCTCCGCCCCCAGAGCTTTAACGGCGGCGGCCCCCTTCTGCCAGCTTCCGGTGGCATCGTCGTAATGCACCTTGCCCTCGGCCACCAGGCGTTCGAGATCCGCCATGCTGGTGATGGCAAAACCGAGCTCGGCTGACAGGGCGGCAAACTGACCATTGAGGCGGGCCTGAGTCTCGGAGCGCAGCGCTTGCGCCTCTCGAAGTGCCAGCTCAGCCTGCACCAGCTGGCGCAGGGCAGAGGCGAACTGGGTGATCTGGATGATGGACTCGACCGCCACGGCAGCCAGCAGCCCCTTGACGGCAGCGCCCAGTGCCCTGACCCCGATCGCAGCACCGGCTGCCGCCGTGCCCGCTGTCGTCATGCCGCCTGCAGCTGTCGCTGTCGCCACAGGCATGGCAATAAACTGGGCATAGAGGCTGCGCAGGTCACCAATCCAGCCCGCGATTTTCAGGCCGACCCAAACCTGGGCCAGCACGGCCAGCGCGGTGCGCCACTCATAGAGGATCTGGATCAGCGACTTGAGGGTTTCCCCCATGGTGATAAAGCCATCGGAAAGACGCTTGGCCCACTCCTGCAGGCGGCCATCCCTGGCCATCGTCTCAAACTCGGCATTGAGGTTGGCCAGCTGGTTTTTGAGCCAGGTCAGCGCCCCGTTCTCGGCCACCATCCGATAAAACTTGGCGAGGTTGTCCTGGGCATTGGAGATAAGCCCGGAGAGCAGGCTCATATTGTCGGCAGCGGCACCGCGCGATTGGGCTGCAATCTCGTTCATCAGGGCAGAGATGGTCTCGCGGCCCAGCTTGCCCGCCTCAGAGAGCTTCTGCAGCTCGGAGGTATTGCGGCCGGTGACCTGCTCCAGCATCTGCCAGACCGGCACACCCCGCTCAATCAGTTGCAGGATCTCTTCGCCCTGCAGCTTCTGCTTAGCCCAGGCTTGGCCAAGGGCCAGGGAGATGCCCTGCACCTCTTCAAAGCCGCCACCCAATTTGAACGCCTGATCGACAATGCCCTGCATGGCCCCCGCCATAGGGTCGATGCCGAACGCCTTGAGCCGCACGAATACCTGGGTGACTTCACTAAGCTGCAGTGGGGTGTTCTTGGCAAAGTCCTGGATCCAGGCAGACGCCTCTTTGCCACCAGCAATCGATCCCATCACAGCCTTGAGCTGCACATCGAGGCGTTCGGCCTGATCGCCAGTCTGGAACATAGCCATCAATTGGGTGGTGAGGGTCTGGATACCGAACCAGGTACCGGCCATGGCCACCAGGCGGCCGGTCAGGCTGCCAATGGCCCCCTGTAAGCCACCGGCCTGCTGACTGCCCTGGCGAAACTCGCGTCCCAGTCGCTCGGTCTGGGCGACACTCTTGGTCAGCTCACGCTGCAGGCGCTGCTGTTCCTGGGCAAGATTCTTGGTGTCGAGCCCGGACTGCTTGAGCCCTGCGTGCAGGCGGGTATGACTGGCGGATTGAGCGACCAGCTGGCGCTCCAGCTGCTTGACCTCGGAGGCCAACAAGCGCTCTTGTTCGGCCAGCGCCTTGGCATCGCCACTGCCTGCTTGTTGCTCACGGCGCAACTGCTCCAGCTTGTCACGGCTGAGCACTGTCGCCAGTTCGAGCTGGGTCAGGGCGGCTTTGGAGTCATTGAACTGCTGGATCAACGCCTGCTGGCGGCTTAACGATTCGAGGGTTTCAGCCAGTTGCGCCGTTTCGGCGGCCGTCTCGTCCGAGATCGGGCCCAGCTCCTGCACCTCACCCGCCAAGGCGGCCAGATCTTCCCGACCGGTGACCTTGGCCGCCAGCTCCAGGGCAAGTTTGAGGGTGGTAGAGGTGGGCATGGGGCATTCCGATCAGATTCAGATATGCCCTATTGTGAAGAAATGGCAGAATGGGAGGGTTTATGCTCGATTACTATTAGGAAGAATTATGGTTATTCGCGAATATATAAAATGCCTGATTTGTGATACACCCTATTGTTTACGTGTTGGGGTTGGTTATGACCCTTACCAAAGGCACTTTTTTGATTGCATCAACTGCGAGCTTCCAATTGGAATTGCTGTTAGAGCAAATCCCCCTTATGCTCATCTCGAAACAGTCGAAAACTGCATAATAACTAAGGATAATGAAGGTATTGTCTATAACCTCCACCCTAATTTTTCCTTTGAACAGAATAAGTTACACGACCCCAAATTTTTTGCATCACTGGAATCTTTTTCAATCATTCAAAAGCACATCCGATTTCGGGAAGGGAAATTTCAAGACATATCTGTTCAATTTGATGTAATAAACGCACCAGCATTGTGGAACAACTTAAAATCAATAATAAAGCTAGACTCTAAAAAAACCAATAAGGAAGCCCTCAAAAAACAGCTGGAAGCATATTCTAAAAAACGATCACACTACGGAGACAATTCCACTATCAGTAACAAACATGACGCAGCAATTAACTTTATTGACTCAATGTTTTATCCAAGAGTAAATGAAATATCAAAGCCAATAATTGAAAAAATAGCAACTCTAGAAGAGCACCCAGATTATGCACGATTTATAACATTTTATAAAGAACACCTGTTATCAGAAAACCAAGAACGCTATTTATCCACGCTGACCGACTATTTTAAATATAGAGACAACTTCGGGCAATTAATCTACCATGCACGAGTAAATAATGATGACATAAAGGACAGGGTTATTGGTTCGAAAAACTTAGATGAAATAAAATTATTCTACGGCCAAGCATATGAGACATTGACAAGCCACTTCACAATTTTCGCATGCATCAATAATATGCTGGACGGCCGTCGTTTCGATGAATTCAAGATGATGCCCCTCAAAAAATACATGTCTCTAGACAAAGCAAGACGACATGAATGCTTTGAAAACAAAGAGTTTTTCAAGCCATTTATAGAAGGTCTAGATTCCACATTGAGGAATGGTACCCATCATGCTTCGGTGTGGCGAGATGGAGAAATAATATACTTCAGAACCGGTGGAACAGGTGCGGAGAGGTCTATCTCATACAGTGAATACATTCATATTTGCAATAAATTAACCATCTCAATATCCGCATTGTTCATTATTGAGCTAGAGCTTCAACGGTTGATTAAATGAATAACGGCGGGTAACCCCGCCATTCTACTCTCAATCCTTCACGACCTGATCCACATAGAAGGATGCTATTTCTCACAACTTAAACACTACACCACTGATGACATAACAACCTGAAACCTGTCATTTCTGACAGTGGCAAGTGAGCCTGGATGGTCAAAACTTAGATTTACTTGTGTTGAAGGTATGGATGGAATGCATCAATTTGGCATCTGGCATGAGGGGGGGCACCACACCATACAAGGGCTGCCGATCCTGAAACATCTACTGCATACACTCCATGGCGATGTGATGGTGCGTTATGTCTGCCGTGCCGATACCCCTTGCACCCTGTTTCTGACTATCAAGGATGGCGTGCCATACCAAAAGTTCAAAGAGGGCACTCCGCCGCTGGATTGGCAGTGGCTAGAACAATCCATCCTGCCCCTTTCAGCCTCATCTCAGCCACTGGTCATGATAAAGCGGCTGGCGCTACGCTAAAACCAAGAGCACCCCACTTGCTAACACAAATAACTATTTCCACTCGGACCAACCCCAGGGCAAGTTGTCAATACATCTCATAAGAGGCTTCGGCGTCCGATTACAACTCGCAAATTCAACCTACAACACCATATTAAAATGATTGAAATCAAAGATTTATTACCCTGGCAACATTACAATTAATTCATTTTTCTTATCTAAAAATAAACCAAAAACATAACAAATGGAGATGATGATGTGTTTTTTATGTGGGAATGAAATTTCATTACATAGCTACAACTCTCTAAATGACGCTTTAGCAAACTTGCAAAAAACTCATGACAAGTTACATGAAAAGTATGAGCTGAGCATCCATGAAAAAAACAACCTCGAAATAAAATACCTGAAATGTTTAGAGCAACTTGAAAATCTTAAAGTGGAGGAAACGCATTTAAATGATGAGTCCTATTACATCTACGACTTACCAAACAAATTATCAAATCCAAATATTTTTAGCGTTCTAAAAGGGCTAACAAATCATTTTAATGTTGAAGATTACACATTGAATGATTTGGATAAGCTAGACATGAACCTTTCTGAACTAAAAAATAAACTTTTAAATTCTTTAGATAAGAATAAGTTCACTGATATAAAAATAAAACGCTTAAAACAACGTAAGTGGGATCAAGGGCATCCGATTCAGGTTGGTTTCATCATTGACGTTAACTATCTTTCAAAAGATGAAATTGACGTTTTTCGCTCTCTCGTTAGAAATAATCATTCAGAAAGCGTAAGAGTTGATGATATGGATTCAGGAGCCATTAGTCTTTATCTTAAAAATGGGCTTCATGCATTAATCATGTTTGACTTCGGTTTATTTGGTACAGACTCCACACCAAGTATTTCATTTTTCACAGACTTATACAATGAAGAGTGGGAAGATATGAAAAAGGCTGATGATGAAGAAGAACATCATTTTATGGTTCCAATTGAAATCACCGACCTTCTTTCCAAACTCAATTTTGAAGTCACAATGAACCGATGGGATAATTTATTAAACATGAAATAGTGGAATGAAAAACGGCGGGTCTCCCCGCCGTTTTCATTCCCCATACTCCCCTATCATCAAACTGTCACCGGTCGATCCACATAGAAGGGGGCGGTTTCACCATCCACGGCTAGCAGTTCCCCCTCCAGCTCGATCTCGATGGGCTTGTCGCTCATAAAGTCCACTGCCTTCTTGGGGGACAAGCTGGCACGGGGCACCGTCAGTTTGATGGCCTCGCCGCTGACGATACTGCGGCCATCGAGCAGCAGCCGCGCCTTGATCTCCGGCTGGATGTTGCCCGCGATGCGGGTACCGGTCACAGCATTATAGGTACCGCTGACCGTCAGACTACCGCCATCGGCTACCGAGCTACCTTTCACCGCCCGTACTAGCCCGAGCGCATAGTTGACCTCGATATCGGTACCCACCACCAGCGCAGTGGCCCCTTCCTTGATGGCCAGACCGGTTGCGGCAATATTACTTTTGCCGAGCTGTGCCCACTTCGGCCAGGCGGGCAGAACGACCTGCAGATCAGTCAGCGTCCCGGCCCCCTGATTGATGGGGCTCTCCAGACCCATAAAGGCGGCAGCCAGCAGCACGGGCGGGATCTCGGTGGTCTTGATGGTGACCATGGCAGGCTTGGGAATGTGGTAGTTCTCCCGCGCCTGACCGTATTGCCCCTTGCGCTTGCTGGGAATGGAAATCTTCTGGCTGTCGGGTTTCACTTCCAGGCTATCCACATCGATGGGGCCAATCACCCCGGCCGAGACCCCGTTGGTAAAGGTCTCGATAAAAAGATCCCCTTCCAGGTGCAGTGTTTCGCTCATTATCGCTCTCCTTTAAATTTCACTCGGGTAGTAAAGGCAAGCGGCAAGTAAGCCGCACCGCCGCTGTAACTGGGTTTAACCGGTGGGGTGACCCGGCGAAAGGTACTGTCCCCACATGCTCGCCCACTGACGGCCTGCAGGATGCGGGCAAGCCACACTCCGGCACTGGCCTCCTTGGGGCTGGCACGATGCACCAGCACCAGCAACCAGAGCTGATCAAAGCTGCTGGCTCGGCCTGACTGAGTGCCTTCGCTCTCACGTTCGCCCTGATAGACCACATGCACCGCAGGACTGTGCTGGCCCAGATTGGCGATAGCCGCCACATCGGTGGCCACAAACACCTCCTTGAGCCCCACAGGTTTGAGGGGGGTCAGCAGCTCACGCAGCCGCTCGCCCGCCTGCAGGTAGTCGAGTTCGGTGCCAGACGGGTTGGCGGGTTGGCTCATAGAAAGCCCCCCTTGTCGCGCCCCTGACTTCGGCCAAAGATGCGCCCATCCGACTGCAGTTGAGCCAGGTTCTGGCTTTCCAGGGTGGCGCCATCGGATGCCAACCCCAGCGCCAGCTCACCCTTGCCAACCGATTTCAGAAAGGCCAGGGCCGCCTCATTACGCTTGGCTATCTGCTCCGGGGCCTGTTCACCATAGAGACGGTGACGGGCGATATCGGCGCAGATAGGTACCAGGGCATTCGGGATATGGGCCAGCGGCAAGGGATAGCGACCCGCCAGATAGCCATCGATCAAGGCGCCTGCATCCTGCAGGGCGATGGTGATGGCCGCCTGATCCAGCTCACCGGTCGGCGTCATGGCCAGGCGCAGCAACTCGGCCTCGCCAAAGCGGATCACCATGTCATTGACGCTGGCATACATATCACTGCTCTCCGCTCTGGCCGGATGACTGCTCATCCTTGACCGGGTATTGCACTTCGGTCGTGGCGATCGCTGTCACCAGCTCGGCCTTCTTGAGCTTGGCCGCCTCCGGGATACCCATCTGCAGCGCCAGCTCGCGCAGCTCATCGACCTTCATCTCGGCCAGTGGCGTGACCTTGCCCGCCTGGGTGGCGTCACTATTCTGGGTGGCAACACCCGCCAAATAGCCCGAACCGGTCAGGATGCCCAGTGTTGCGTCCAGATCCCCAGGCGCCGATGGTGCATCACCTGCCTGAAAACTGGCGTCTTCAGCCAACCGGACGACCACCAGACGCGGGTCGTTCTCCAGGGTCGCGCACTGCTCAGGCGACACAACCATCTCAGACTTGCCCGGAGCAATCGGCAGGCCCGCACGGAAATAGTTCTGACGAACTATTGATGTAATGCCGACTCGAATAGCCAGTTCCATCTCTTGTTCCATCTCATGTTTTCCTCGTCGAATCTGATAGAGAGGCTGTTTAAACCGAGGGTTAAACAGCCACAACGCAGGGTTAGAGGTAGTCAGCCACCACCAGCTCCAACTTGCCTTTCAGCTCGTTGCTGCTGCTGTTTGCCAGCTCTCGCTCCAGCATCTGAGTCGCCAGCTTCTCAAGGGAGGGCGGTACTACCAGCAGAGTGGCCTTCACCCCGAGCTTGCGGCCACCATCGGCTTGAAACTCCCGCATTTTGGAGAAGGAATCCCACAGGTTGTCGGGGGTCAGCGGCCGCTTGTTGGCAAAGGCAAGTTGCCAGAAGCCAAAGCCTGCGGCATCGCGGCAATCGACCCCGTAACGGAACTCCTTGCGGGTGAATACCGCCTCGTCATCAACCTTGGTCATGGCAATCAGCTGCGGCGACTTGCGATCCTGGAAGATGACCGGCTTGAGGGCGCGGCTGGTATCGAGCAGGAACCAGGGCTCCCCCTGATAACCGGCATCCTCCACCACGTTGGCGCTCAGAACAGGGGTACCGGTGCCATCGGCCTTGGGATAGACAGGGTGATCGGTGTCGAAGAAATACTGGCCGTCATAGCAAGGTGTGGTGAAGCCAGCGCCCAGCAGACCAAAGCAGAGCTCGTCGGGGTGGATCCCCGCCGCCAGGCCCATCTCTTGAAACAGGGGGGCATAGATACCCAGCTCGTCATCTTCGATATCGTTGCGATCGACCGCCACGGTGGCCTCGAAGTCTTCGTTGACGATCTGGTAACCGTGCGCCTTCATCGACTCGATCACCCGATCACCGACCCACTTGCGCAGACTGGGGAACTTGCCCAGCCAGCCATAGGTGTTGGACTTGGTGGTCGATTTGATCACGGTGGCGATCTTGGTGTACTGGGCAGGCGCTTCCCCCTTGGCGTCTTCAAAGTTCTTCTTGAAGCCGGTGAAGAGGGCCTGCAACAGCGCGGGAGTAACAATGGCCATACGGGTGTTCCTTCTCTGGTTAAACAGGTTGGTCTGGCAGTCGCGTTCGTCCGATTACGCCGCTGCGCGGCTAATCGAACCTACCGGCCTTTTGCCTTGGCAAACTCTTCATAGGAAATGCCGAGCTGATCGGCGGCATACTTGTCATCTGCCGAGAGCACCGCATTCTCCGCTCGATCGGGCAGGGTCACCTGGGTGGTCTGGCTGGCGGCCAGGGCGGCAATCGCCGGACGGGGCTCCAGCAACGCCTTGAGAGCAGCCACCCCCTTCTGGGCGGCATAGGCGGTCAGATACTCTTCTTCTGCGGCCACCACCTTGCCCTGGGTGCGGGCTTCCTTGAGCAAGGTCGCGGCATCCGTGGTCTCGACCTTGGCGCTCAAGGTGGCCACTTCCGTCACCAGGGCGTTATAGGTCTCCACCGGCACGTACTTGGCCAGGTCAATCTGGCCACCCTGCCCTGTGGAGACGGTCGCCTTGAGCGCAGCCAGCGATGCCTTCTCGGCAGAGAGTGCCGCCTCCAGCTCCGGCGCGCTCGCAGCGCTGGCCTGCAGGGTATCCAGAGCAGCCAGAGCGGCAGTCCCCTGCTCGGCGGTAAACTGGCCATCGGCACCCGGCTGGATGCCGAGTTTGCCGAGCAGCGCGATCAGGTGTTCGTTCATGGATTTCTCCTGTTGTGCAACATGGGATGAGGTGGCCAGCTGGCCGGGTTGGGTAGACATATGGCTTGACGCGGGTAACGCACTCAAAGCGGCAAGCGCCTGCATGCCCACCACACCGGGGTCATTGGTAATGGCAGTCATCCGCAGTTCCAGCGGGCGGCCCTGGGCGTCATAGGGAAAGACGGCAGAAAGGAATCGGTACTCTTTGGCAGCCACCAGGGCCGCAGCCCGCTCCGTCCAGCGCGGCTTGATAAAGAGCCCCTGCCCTTCGCGCCACTCAATTTCGTCGGAGTTGTACCAACCGGCCGCAGGGGCAGGCTGGCCGTTCTGGTCAGTCTTGAGAGTCTGGTGGTCGTAATCGATCAGGATGTCTTGCCCAAGGGCTTTGGCACGGGCAATCAGGGACGCAGCGATCTGGCCGTCCAGTTGCCAGTGGCCACTCGCCACATCGAACGGGCGACCATCACGGGCCTTGAACGGGCCAACCGGCAGCAGCTGGTACCAGCCATCGCCTTGGGAGGTGAGCTGCGCATCGAGCACCGCCAGCCGCTCCCCGCTGACGGGGTTGGCTTGGAGGATGGCCACGAAGGGCGCTGAGTATGGGGTCTTGGATATGTTCATGCCGCCATAGTGCGGCGGCATGAAGGGGGATGGGGTTTATGGTAGGTTAGTGCATAGTTTAAGGTTCAATTTTTACTATCTTAAAAATCCCAGCTATTGATAACAATGGCGGCTCATGTGATTATTACAATATCATCAAATATGTAATTATCACGCGTGGCGCTTTTTATGAGTAATAAGGGAATCTGTAGGCTGTGCAAAAAACACTCTAATTTACAAAAATCTCACGCAATTGGGAATGCTGCTTTCAAAAAAATATTTAGAAACAATGCAGGCAAAGCAATTTCCATATCAAATAATGATGAGAGAATAAATGAGTACAGCAGTGATAGTTGGGCTGAAAGCCAGCTATGCAAAGAATGTGAAACACTACTAAATGACCAATATGAAAAGTATGGTCTGGGGGTACTAAGAGCCAAGGTTGGTGATAGTAAAATCACTGAAAATGGCGTGCGTTTCTCAGGTATAAATCTGCATAAAATAAACATGTACTTTATTTCTATCCTCTGGCGCATGGCATGTTCAAGCCACCCTCAATATAGGAGTGTATATATTGAACCTTTAGCAAAAGAAAAATTACGGTTAGCTCTAATGAATGACTTACCCATTCCAACATGTCAAATTAGCGTTAAATTATCTAGATTAATTGATAGAACCCCAGTGGGGGGATTTAGCCTAACCAACCTCAAGGGATTTATTGTCTCACCTTTTACAAGGAAAAAATCATCTGCTTCTGCTGATCTCTCATATTGTTTCATCTTCGAAGGTTTTTTTGTTGAAATCTTCCAACCTGGATTGAAGTCCCCTTTGAGCGCGAAACCGGGTGTAATAAGAAAAAACAAAAATCACATATCAGTGCCATTTATTCATGTTTTTGACATCCCTGAACTTACCGACCTAATGGTTAAAGCTTATGGTAAGCAGATTAATGGAAGAACAAAAGTGCCGATGGGAAGAACATAAGTATTTAACAACTACCTAAACCCCGAACCATGCCAAGCAACAACGCTGATTAGAAGCATGGTCTTCACTTAGCAGAAGAGATCCCAACGAGATCAACATTACCCCACTTAACTGTTCACTTTACATCCATTCCAAAACCCGCTATCAATTGATTGCCGCTGTATCGTAAGGAGAGCGGTGTAAGGCTGAGAGGAGTAATCCATCCCAGTACCCGTAATGTCCCCTAAAGGGCCAGCGGGACTTCAACTTGAACCGAAGTCCGTCCGGCCATTATCCAATCCATACCGTCATGGACTTCAATATCAAACTGATTGAGGTCACGACCATGGGTAACATCGCCAAACAACGCCACCAAGCTGCCGTTCGTCAATCCTTTCACTGCTTCTATTGCGGACTGCCAATGTGGGAAGCCTCCCCTGCCGCACTGATGCAGCAATATCGCCTCACCCCTGCCGAAGCCCGGCTATTGCAGTGCACGGGGGAACATCTGCAGCCACGCAGCGACGGCGGTTCGAACCAGCCCGCCAATATCGTAGCCGCCTGTCGGCACTGCAACGGCAACCGCCACAAAACGCCCAGGGTGCTATCCCCTGAGCAGTATCAGAAAAAGGTGCGGGCACGGGTGGGTAAAGGGGGCTGGTTTCCTGAAGGGATCACCAGCAAGGTCAAGGGGAACACAACCAATGGCGTTTAAGGCTGTTTAAATCACACATAGGGCCATTCTTTATAACTATTGGCAGCTATCCCCTACCGATTACCGGCTCTGAGGCTCTGAGGCTCTGAGGGACTGCGGGACTGCGGGACTGCGGGACTGCGGGACTGCGGGACTGCGGAATAAAATTAAGGGAGTAAGAGTCCTATGCATCAAAACTAGTTGCTGATAATATTACCGTCGTTTTTATCATACGCATCTCGATATATTTTTACTAAACAGAATCAATGACATATCTTTTACTTTTAACGGAGGTATTAAATGGGTGATTATTCAGAACTATGTGAAATGTATGGGTGTTCTCCAAGTGATCCTGACTTCATTGACGACCTTATAGATTCAATATATGAGGAAAATATAGTTTACGAGGAAAAAGAGCTTCGTTGGCTATCGAAGAACAAGCATTTTAAAACGTTAAATCAGAACCTTTCAGATATAAAACATCTATGCCATTCAGATATAAATAAGACTATAGACTTCAACCTTATGGTTATGTTGCATTCGCATATAATCTCGTCATTTGAAAGTTATTTATCCTTTACATTTACACAGAAAGTAATGAAAGACAGAAAATATAAAAGAAGACTAATAGAATGTGAGTCCAACTTCAATAAAATGAAATTTAGCTTCAGTGACTTTTATGTAATTCAAGACTCTCTCGATCAAAGGATAAAAGAACACCTAGACAACATCATATTTCATAACCTAAAAAATACCGTACCTTTATTCAAAGGAGTTCTTGGTTATGAATTTAATAAAGAAGACTTAGAGTGGTTAGGATCAGCTATAAGTTTAAGACACGACTGTGTTCACAGGGCTGGCCATGACCTCTCAGGGAATAAAATAAGCATTTCACGAGCTGACATTTTAAAACTAATAGAGAAAGTCAGCGACTTAGCGAAAGACATTGAGTCCTCTTTAATTAAATGAAATCTCATTTCCCCATATAGTTCAGAATCAACTCCTGAATTCTACTGTAATCATGGGGGGATAATCCAAGATAGGGGCGCTCGGGCAGGTGGGTCTCCTCACGGCCGAACTGGTGGGCAGCACCGTATACCATGGGCGTACCGAAGTAGAGGGTCTGGGGAGCGACCTGATAGTCGAGGGTATCGCGCAGATCATCGTTCAGACGCAGCACCTCATCGGCATGTCGGGGCTTGCGGGCACGGTACTTCTCCGAGAGCGGGGCCCAGGGCTCCCCTTCCGGGCTCTCTTGGGCATCCCAGCGATCCCGGTGCGACAGCAGCAGCCCTTCCCCTATATCTGCCAGCGGTTCGCTCAGGTCACCGGTTTTCTGATAGAGCTTGGCCAGCAGCTCAAAGGCATCGGCCACCCCGTGGTGGCTGATGGCGATAAAGCTACCGGCCATCAGAACTCATCCTCAAAGGTGGTCATATAGTGCAGCGCCTCCTCATCTGCATTAGCCATCGCGGCCTCCCAAAGATCCCCCATCAGGTCAGCTTCCTCATCACGGGCTTGCTCACACAGGGCATCCAGCGCCTTGGCTTGCGCCAGGGTAAAGGGGCCATCCTGTGCCAGCAGGGCGCTGGCTTGTTCCAGCAAGGTCATTATCTCGCTCCTTTATTTTTTGATCTCCGGGGCCACTAGCGGCCGCTTTTGGTAGTGGCTGCCGTTGCTTTGGCCAGCATAGCCTCCACCCCCTTGGCCAGTTTGGGAAAGTGCTCCAGCATGGATTCCCTCGCCAGCACCCAGGCGGCAAATGCCTCGGCAGCCATCTCTTTGCCATTGGTTCCGGCATATTCGGTAATCAGGCCGATACCGGTGAGATTGGGCTCCCCGGCCCAGAAGTGAACCTGATGGCCGAGCTCATGCAACCAAGTCGAGATCCGCTGGGCCGATTCCCCCAGTTTATCGCCTACATTGGCCGACACACTCCAATGACGGCGCAAGGCTTCCCCACTGGCGCCTCTTGGCATTAATTGGCGCGGGCCGCGATTAGCGTGGGCATCAGCCAACACATCGGCAGCCGCCGCTTGCACCGCCTGCATATCCACCGTCTTTAAAGTATCGCCCCCCTTTACCTTGATAACCAGATGATCCCAGCTGGTTGCGGTAAAGCCGTTGACCCTGCTGGCCCGGCGCGAATAATAAAAAGAGCGCACCAGATAGGGATCTTTGCCCAGGTAATCAGCAATAGCCGGGGCAACCTTGAGCCCTGCCGCGCCCTTCCCCATTTCGGTCTGCTTGATAAACAACGTTTTGACCGGATGCGCCTTGAGGAACTCCGCCAACGGTTCGCGCTGGGGGGCTGGCAACTTGGCCAGCAGCTCACTCAGCCCCTGAGCAGTGACACCTTTGACACTGGAGAAGGCGCTCTCCACTATCCGCTCTGGCAGTCGCTCGGCCAACGCAGGCTTGGCCGCTTCGCGCTTGGCCACCGCCTTGGTCAGGTCTGCCGGAGTCTGGGGGCGATAATCAAAGCCGGGATCGATACCTCTAGGGATCTTGTGCAACTCCCAGGTGGCCTTGTCCACCCACTCATATTCGCCATCGTCCGGGGCCTTGCCGACCACCAAGCCGCGCCGCTTGAGATCGGCCTCTGAGAGCAGGAATTTCTTGCACTTGCAGCCATAGCCATTGCTCGGGCTGTGCGTCTCCCACCAGGGGTGATCCACCGGCAGCACCAGGTTGTTCCACTTGAGGTGCAACTCCCTGGGGTGCTCGGAGTCCCCATGACGATAGAGCGCATAGGGGCGTTTGTGCTTGATACGCTGGATCTGCTCTTCACGCCCGGCGTTATAACTCTGGCGCAGGTTGGTCTCGAAGATGACGCGGGAGCGCCAGGACGCCGGGCCGGTATGTTCCCAACCGTGGCGGGCCACAATATCCTTGAACGCCTTCTGAAAGGCCCCGATGGATTGACCTTCACTGATCGCCTTGTCTACCGCCCCGCGCAGGTCAGCCAGCAGATCCCTCTTGGTGGCCCCCGCCACCATAAAGGCGCGGTTATGGGCATCACGCCACACATCAGCCCAGCGTTCGCTCGGCATATCGAGCTTCTGGCGAAAGAAGGCGATCGCCTCGGCAAAGGGCAAGGAGCCATATCTGACTGGTGAAGAGCGAACGGGCATCAGCGCCCCTCCTCCATCTCAAGCATGCCGAGCAGCTCGCTGGCGGCGATGGCTTGTGCCATCAATCCCCCCAGTTCGTCATGGCTGAGCGCAGGCTCGAGTGCCAACAAGCCATCCCGGATCTCTTCCAGGGTAGTGGCCTGCATCACCAGCGTCTGGACGGCATCGGTCATTCCCGCCAGCAGAGGGGCGGCCTCGGCCTGCAACCGGGCCAACTGGGCATCGTTGTTATCTCCCTGCGCAGCTTTATTTGCTGCCAGTGTCGCCAGTCCCTGACGGGTCAGCCGAGCCTTGAGCTCCGCCTCCCCTGTTGCCCCCCGATTATCCTGAATGGCCAATACCTCTTCCTGAGCGGTGGGCACCGGGATCTGCAGCTTGTCATAGACCCACTGGGTCGGGATCTTCATGCCGATAGAGACCAGAGTGCGCAGCGGCCCTGCCAGTTGCTGCATATCCTCCGGCTCGGTTACATCAAACTCCAACCGGGGACTGCGGCGCGGGCCCTGATAGCTCTTGCCATTCAGGGCATAAAGCGGATAGACCAGATCGCGGGTCAGGGTGGCGGCGAGTTGTCTGAGATCAGCATCCCGTACCTCTTGGCGCACCTCGTTATGGACATTGCCCAGAGCATTGGTCGAGCTCTTGCCATCGGCCTGTGAGGTCAAGGTGCCACCCAGAATGGCCTTGCTCATGGAGCGCTCGCACCACTCCATCATCACCACGAAGGGATCGGCCTGACCACTGGCGGCGTTCTGGAACTCAATCTCCATCCCGCGCGGGATAATGCCCCCGGCGTTATGCCCGATGGAGAGCACCGCCTGCAACAGGGTCGCCTTCTCTTTCTCGGTCGCCCCTTCCGGGTATTTGCCCAGCCGCACCGGCAGGCCGTAGATCTCCAGAAACTCGGCGAGATCCCGCACACTGTAGTTCTTGAACAGAAACGGCCAGATCAGGGTACGGACAAGGCCGGTGCGGGCCAGATACCCCGATTTGGACTTGGCCTTGTGCAGCAGCCAACCAAACGGGTTGAGGGCAACCCCTTCGTAGCTGTTATCACGCAGCCGCAGCTGGTTGCGATCGTCCGGGTGGGTCTGAAACCAGGCGGGATCGCGCCAGATGATGCCCTTGGGAAGCTGTAATCCCTCCACCAGCTCCCAGCCGCAGAACTCCTGGGCACAAAACCCCTTGAGCACCGCATCGGTGGCGTCAAAGATGGCATCATCAAACCAGGTGAAGTCCTCAATCAGCTCGCGGATCATCTCGCTGTCACGCTTCTCCACCGGTGTGGCATTGCGGGGCGGCTCGATTGCCCAACTGACCCCCAACAGAGCGCGGCGACGTTTGCCGAGTTCACTCTGCAGGTGGGCATCTTTCTCCTCCATGTCTTCGGCCAACTCACACTGGGCGATCAGGTTGCCCTGTTCTGCCTCCTTCAAGGCGGCCGCCGCCCTGCTCGGGGTAAGCCCCACCGTGGGGTGTTCACTGTAGTGACGGCGCAACTGGGCAAGCGCCGCCGAGTTCTCGGTCTGCGGCTCCTTTTCAAGCCGCAGGGGATTGCCGTTGATATCGATGATCTTGCCCATTACCAGGCCCCTCTCTCGAACGAATGATGGTTATCGCCCCTTGCTTCATCGCGCTTGTTGGGCAGCGGGGTGAACTCGATGGCGCCCCCCTCCATCCAGCTGGCCCGCACCGCCATGGCCAAGGCCACCGCAAAGTCGCCGTGGCGCTGTTGGCCCCCTTGGCCGGTGTTCTTGCCCTTGTCGATCTTGGGGATGCCGTTGATGACCTGGATTTTCCCCAAGTCATCCTGCACGTCTGCATGGCGCGGGATGGTCAGGTTGCCATCCTCAAACTCTGCCTTGAGCTTGGGCATCCACTCCCGATACCAGGGGTCATTGAGCATCACGCACTCGATCATCCCGGCCCCCCAGCGCAAGCGGGCCGCCTCTGCCAGATAGCCGCCGTTACCGGTGGCATCGAAGGCCGCCGCCGTGAAACGGTGCAACCCCTGCAGCAGGTAGAACAGGATCTGGCGCTGACTCTCATAGGGGGCATTGACCAGCTCCACCACAAAGGGCACCTGTTTGCGCAAATTGGTGGCGATGGAGAGCGGAACGAACACCGACAAGTCCCCTTTGCGAGCGAAATCTTCCCCCAGCACATGGCGGCAACTGCGATCGAGTGCTTCCAGACAGGGCTTGATGTCCTCCTCGCACCAGATATCCACTACTGCCTTGCGGCTCTCCTCGCTCTGCAATTCGAAGTCTTTGGGGGCGGTAAAGCGCAGGATGGGAATATCCGGCTGCATCGCCCGCTCAATCAGGGTGCGCTTGATATAGACGCCGCTGCTCTGCTTGGGTACGCAGAAATACTCCTCAAGGGCATCCTCTTCGGTGGCAGTGGCCTTGAGCAGCCCCGCCTTCCAGGCGTCCTCTGCTTCCTGTGTCCAAAGGCCGCCCTTGACCTGGCAGATCCGGCGATAGAGCCCCTGACGGCAAGCATCATCCAGACTGATGGTATGGATGGAATACTCTTTGCGGCCCGCTCGGCTGTCGTTTATCAGCTGGTTAAACAGGTTATCGACGCCGTTATGGGTACTGATCAAGCGCACCTTGGCGCCCCACATGGTCAGCGCCATGGCGGCCTTCAACACCTCGGCCAGTCTGTCGTGGAAAGCGGCCTCATCGATGGTCACATTGCCCTGCATCCCCCGCAGGTTGGAGGGGTTGCTGGAGAGCGCCTGCACCTTGAAACCCGAGGCGAAATAGACCACGAAGGTGAGGATCGCCTTGTCCTCGTCATCGGTGAACACCTCCTCCCGGATCTCACCGGCCGCCTTGTTATACGCCTTGGCCCACATCGCCACCGCATCGATAAACTCGCGGGCCATCTCCTTGTTACTGCCCACATAGAAGTGGTGGCAACCGCCAGCAGTCTTGGTCTTGGAGGCCGTCAGGGCAGCGTCGGCCGCCTCCGCCCAGGTGATACCGGTACGGCGGCTCTTCTCGGCAATCTTGAGCGGGCTATCGTCGGCAATCCAGATCCGCTGGTACGGCAGCAACACCTCGTCAGGGTTGTATTCGGTACCCAAGGTCTGGGCCAACTGTTGAGCGATAGGGGTCTGAGCAATGGCGGTCATCAGGCAATCCCCAGGATTTCGCGACGTATCTCGGCGGCGGCTTCACCGCTCAAGCCCGCCTGAGTCACGATGGCTTCGGTCTTGGCGGCGATCTCTTCGGCAAATGCCTGGCGGATCTCTTTCTCCCGCTTATGACTCTGCATGGCAGTCGATTCGAGCCGCTGAGCCGCCAGCATGGCGTTCTTCAACATGTCGATATCCACCGCCTCCTCCGGGTTCTGCACCTGAGCCAGCATCGCCTTGAACAGCTGGGAACGGCCCAGCTCCAGAATGAGCTTGGTGGTCTCCCCCATCGGCTTGTCGCCAAGCTGGGAGGTCAAGGCAGCCGTGGTTTCTCGCAAATCCCGCAGATGCTGGCCGACCTGTTCAACCTGGCTGGCATGACGGCTTAACCCGGAGCGGGAGAGCTTGAGATCATCTGGCAATCCCGCCTCCTCGATCAGGCCGTTGATCTCATCCAGGATGGCGGCCTGACTGTTGCTCTTGTCACGCAGCATCTCGTTGAGCGCGTTGCGGATGGACTCAGGCAGCAGCCATACCTTGCTGGCGCGGCCTCGGGTAGGCTTATCACTCATGCTTAATCCTCCCCTTAATCCCCAGCCCTGGGCTTCTTGACGCCGGGTACCGTTGCCCGGCCCTCTGCCGCATCCTGGCCACGACCGGTCAGGTGAGCCACCTGCACCGTGGCCAGCCGCTCGATGCGCACCAGCCCCTGCTCTTCCAGCCAGGCCAGCAGGGTCTTCACCCGATCCCGAGTCACCCGACCGGTACCCAGCTGGTCGAGGCAGTCATTGAGGATTGACTCGTTGGCGGCACCACCGATATCCAGCAGGGAGCGCAGGATCACCAGCCGCTGCTGGGCGTCCAATATCGCTTGAATACTCATGCCTCCTCCTTAAGTGCGATTGGTAACGGCAGCCTGGTAAAACACTGCTGGGCCCCACATAACAGAATTTGTTGAATGCTCATGGCTTCTCCTTCTGTACGGCGGCGAGCTCATTTTCCAACAGCAGATCGGCAAGGCGGCGGGCTTGACGCAGCTCCGGTTTGACCTCCCGCAACTCCCCCCGCAGCTCGCTGATCTCCAGCTGCAGCTTGTGCAGCTCACGCTCGCTTGGCAGATCAGCCAGTACCTGCTCCACCCGCTGCACTCTCTGCACCAGGGCTGTGAGGTCTTCGCGCTTGGCGTAGGTTTTGGAGAGCAAGATGATGACCACCAGACCCACCAGGCTGGCCAACGCATAGAGCGGGCCCCAGTTCTTAACGATGAAATCCCACACGGGTCGCCTCCTTGCGCTCATACAGGGTCTGGCACTCGATACAGCGCTCGGCACCAGGCTCGGCTGCAAGGCGGGAGGGCGGGATGGCTTCGTCACAATCGCAGCAGATACCATCGCCGTGTGGCCTTGCCCTGTTCTGGTGGGCTTCGATAATGCGCCCAGTCCGATCGGCATCGGCCAGCTGGGCACGGTCTATGAGGTTTGTCACATGACCTCTCTTACTTGACGGTATGAGTCGCCTTGATGCGGCCCCAGATGGCGAGCAGGCCACCCACCGCACTAGCCAGATCCACCAGGGTGGATGCCAAGCTGGCTTGGGTACCCGCATCGACCGGCACACCGAACAGACCCGCAATACCGGCCCCCACGGCAATCACACCACCGATCACGGTGCGGCTTTTGAAGGCAGACTTCGCTTGAGGTAACAGGGAATCAGGCATGATGGACTTCCTTTTTTTGGGGTTGTAATAACGGAGGTTGGGAATGACGGGCACGGGCCCGCAGGCGATCCAGTTCGGTCACCGAACGCCACCCTTTCTCGAACAGGGATTGACGGGTCTGGTGGTGGCTATAGAGCGGGATCGCCTTCGGGTCAGCGATCTGATTGGCCAAAGCGGCCTTGAGATGGGCTTTGCGCCCATCCTTGAAGCAAGCGAGATAGCGGGGGTTCTTGAGCTCAGGAATGCCAAAGTAGCCCGCAGCCTGGATCGCGACCGCCACCTTCTGTTGCTTGATGGACAGCACGCTCATGCCACCACCTCGCCAACCACGTCGGAAAGGAGGTAGCTCTGCAGACGCAGCAGCCGGTTGATCCAGCCATCGGCATTGGCCCACTGGCTCGGGTCTTTGCGCACAATGCCGTGCATGAAGCTGGCCCGCTGCATCATCAACGCCAGCAGGAACGGGCCCTCGCCCTTGGCGCCCAGTTGCTGCTTGAGCCTGCCAATCGACACCGGGCCAAGGCGGCCATCTGCCATCACTCCCAAGACCTGCTGCAGCTGCTGGATGGCACGTTTCGGCCCGTGATGCACCGCTGCATCAAATACGGCGATAGAGAGGGCCGGGCTTAAGCTGGCAATCAGGTCACAGCGGGCGGGAGCCCAGTAGTTCTGGCGGTAAAATGGCTCGGTATGGGCCGGGGTCAGATCCCCGATAGCAATATCGGGTACCCCATCCCGATCGAGGTCGGCCATGCCGTCCTTCTTGCCATCGGCGGCATCGGCGACGCCGTACTTGGTATGGCCACCACGGTCGGCGGGATGGTTGACTTCGCCCCCTTCCACATCGGGACGAAGCAGCCATTTAAGTGCGAGTGATAACATAAAGGCCCCTCGGTGAACTGCGTTATCAGCAGCGTACCGAGGGGCCTCTATGGCATGGGTTTATGGTGGGTTAGTGGGGATTTTGTATATATCCGGTCGCATCTGTTGTTTTATCGAAGGGGGCAAGTGTGATAGCGTCTTTCATATGTCAATATGACTGGGCAAAGTAAAAATACAGTCTTTATCGGAGAACTCTCGTGGATTGGAACGTGTTCTTTAGCACTATCAGCCAGACTTCTGGTGCAATTGTCGGTATATTCGCAGCATTCCTCATCACCAAAATCATCTCTAACCAATCTGATTTTTCAAAGTTAAAGAATGAAGCTACACATCATCTTATTGACTCAGAAACTGCCGAGAGTGAAGCAAAAACTCGCTATTTTGATTGGTATAACAAGGCAAAAAGAAATGAGGCAATAGCAAAAATAGAGTATGAAGCATTAAGTAATCGTCAAATACCACTGCTAACTGAATGCATATTAAAATTTAAATTCTCCCCTTTTGATGATATTGAACAGCTAAAAGTTATTATTGAAGATAAACTATCCGAGTTATCAGATAAGTTAGAGGCTGAACGAAAAAGAAATGAAGCCATGAGTTCAAGACTTGGTAGAACATTCAGCCTACCATTAACACTGCCTACACCACCACTTGTTAATTTAAATAACAATTTAGGTGAGGAAAGAGAAATGATTGATCAACTAATCATAAAGATTGAGCGCCAAGCGAAAAAGAACGAAGCGTTATGTGCGGAATTGAAAAGTGGCGTAGATTCAGTGAATCTAGTAACTAGCTCCATAGTAGCTGTATTGATTCTTTTTTTTGTGGGTGTCATCTATCCATTAAGTTTTCTTCCTTGGCAACAAGGAAAGGATATAACTCTTTCATTGTCAGCTTTTTGGGACATACTTTTTTCCCTGCAAGGCTTCATGCTACTTTTGATATCTTTAATATTTTCCGCCCTGATGATGGTTTTTTTATTTATCAACATGAAGCTAAAGCATAGTGTTGACGTAATTGACAAGATTACACACTATAGTGACATATCAAATTACTCACCACACTTGGCTAACTATAAGAAAAACAAGGTTGGCTAAATTAACTAACATATAAACCCCGCCACAACGGGGTTTATCTTGGATATTAGTCGTCTCCTTATTCATGACCAAACAGGTCAGACTGATACCGCAGCCGTGTCAGTTGCCGCTGTTCAGCCACCACCGCATAGGTCTGAGGCACCGAGAGCCCGTGCTTGCGGGCAAGCTGGTCGATATTGCGCCCGTTGAATTCATCCCAGATGGCTCGGTCCCGCAGTGCGGCCTTGAGGTGATCACCGGTCGGAATGTAGTAGGCGCGGCCCCCCATATAGTGGGCCTGAACCAGCGCCAACTTGCGGGCCTGAGCCTTGGCCTGCTCGAGCCCCATTCCCCCTCTTGCCAGTTCGCAGGCCAGCACATCCACCAGCTCGCTCAGGGCTTTGGGCCATTTGGCCGTCAGTTCGGAGGCCGGGATCTGGTCGAGGCGATCGACCAGTTGCCCCAGTGAGGCGTGATCATCGGCAAAGAGATCCAGATTTTGTTCCATGACTCCCCCGGCAAAATAGAAAAAGCGGTGTGCCGATTAGAACACAGGCCATTTTATGCGCACATTAGTTGCACTGCAGCCAGGCACCATGGAACCAACTGCCATGTGTGAGTCCCTTACCGTGACCGAATTAACAATGTCATCAATTTGCCATTGAACAGGCATGAATTGGGTATACATTACTTCTCTGCGTGTTTTTTGTAGCCATATGGAGATATGTGATGAGTAAGGAAGCTATCTATAAAAATCTGGAATCTTTGGCACCGGTCGTAAAGGTACTAGGGGAAGTGGACAAAGCCTTAAACGATAAGGAACGAACTGATTCTGACAGTGATGATATCAAGGAAGTGCTGGCTGCCGCAGGCGGTGTCGGTGCCGGTGCGGGTATTGGCTTTGCAGGTCTTTATTTCGGCGGTGTAACTGGTCTCTCTGCTGCTGGCATTACCTCTGGCCTGGCTGCAGCTGGCGGTCTCGTGGGTGGCGGTATGGCGGCGGGCGTAGCTGTTCTGGCAGCACCTGCAGTGCTGCTGGGTGTTGGCGCTTATGCTGTCGTATCACAACGTAACAAACGCAAATTGAAAGAAAAGAAAGAGATGTTGCTGCAAGAAGCGATGAAAAAGCAGAATGCCATCATTTCAGAACTGCGCAAATCTTCTGACGACAACAAAGCAAGAGCAGACTATCTGACCAAACTCAACACACTCCTGCAATCAATCATCATTGACCTTGAGGGTGATTTGAAGGTGGCAGCCTGATGAGCAATGACAAGGGTGATTACCTCACTGATGGATTGAGGGTTGCAGTTCATCACAAGCAAATGCTCGATCAACTGGGTTCCGAACATGATGAACAGCGTTATAGCCTTGATGCTGCGATCAACTCCAGTGAAGCCTTGCTCCGACGCTTGGGTAAGGCATTACCGGTAAAGGACTCCAGCACGTCAAACACTTTGCAGGTAATTACCCCTGTCAGGACAAAATCATGGGAAGAAATTCTTGCAGAGGCTAAACAAGCAATACCTGGTGAGGTCGATTTTAATGATGTACTGACGCCAGCGGAAATTGATGCTGTATCGGCAAAACATCAGAAACTCGGTGAGCACCTGGGTTGGCTCGGCAGCCTTGATCGATACGATGTTGCACTGGCTGTTTCTGCGGGCATCCTCTCCGGGCTTATCGATATCTTTCTTGTCCAAGTGCCCGCACATCCAGGTTTTTTGGGTAGCCCTGCTTCGGAAGGGGGATGGCTATCCAATAAGGTCAAGGAGCTTTTTGGCGAAGTTCTGCCACCAGATAAGATCAAAGAGCTTGAGGGGTTGTACAAAGTCTCTTTCGATCCCTCAACTAGCAAAGGTCTGGAAGAAGCGGTTGCTGGATTGGGCCCTCGCACCCATCGCTACCAATCATTGGGACATGACCCCATCCTAGGTTTCATTTTTGGGGTCAAAGATGTGTTGTGCGGTGAATTTACTGCCATTGATAAGTTTGGCAACGTGATTGTCCAACAAACTGCTGCGCCATTACTGGAGGGTGAGCATTTTATTATCAGGCTCCTGGAGGCCATCAGAAAAGTTGGCGGTCATCTGGCATCAGATGTAGCAACATCAGCAGGCCTGCCCCCCCCCCTAATGCCCCTTCTCTCTTTCTTTCAATTCGGAACGATAGGAAAGCAAGGCTACACCATCGCAGAAGTTGCAAGACAGATGTATCGCAGTGGATATGACCTGCGTCATTTCATTGCGGCATCAGTGCCATTGGCGATCAGTGAATTGATTGTTCGGCTTGGCTTTATGGTGAGAAAGCTCAATGCGGGAGCGACACTGGCCGAGGCATTTCCCAATGCAGCGCATCCACAACTTCGTCGCCAGCTGCTGATTGCACATGGGGTGGCCGGTGTGATCAATGCAGGCAAAGTGACAGTGACCAGCAACCCCTTATCTATTAGCTGGCCACTCGTTTTAACGCTGCTGCGCTATGGTATGCCAGAAATGATGTATTTGATTTATGGCCAAGAAAAAGAGAGAGCAAAGCTGGTTGAGACCGAGATAATGGCTGACTACAGAGCCATTCATCAGGAGCTGGATACACAGCTTAAGATGCTCCCTCACATCGTGATATAGGCTTGGTAAAATGCAGCCCCGCATCGCGGGGCTTTCTTCAAGGTAAATATATTATCTTGCAGACCACTTCTTCAGCGCCTCCAGCACTTTGACGGCCAGAGGCGCATCCAGCCAGCCCACCTCGGCCACCCCTACCCCACCGTTTAAACGGGCAGTCATCCGTTGAACCCAATGGTTTAATGCGGTTTCCGAACCATCCCTGATGATGCCAAGGCGGGCCATCTCGCACCAGATGGCCCTGATCTTGGCAATTTCATTGACCCTGACGTGACTACCGGCCGCAGGACTCAACCGTTTGTTGGCCGTATGGCGAGCAGGCTTGGGAATAAAGCCCGCCGCCTTGAAGGCAGTCAGCACCAGCTCCAGCTCCTGTTCGCTCAACAGGGCGGCGCTACGTTTGCCGGTATGGCTGGCCAGCAAGTCGCGATAACACTCGTCATCGAGCGCCAACGCTCGGCGCCCCACCTGTACCAACCGGATCAATCTGCTGCGCTTGTCCATCAGCTACCCCCTCCCCGTTCCGCCTTGCTGTTATGGTGCTGCCCGGCCCCCCTCAGCTGTTGGTAGTGTTCATTGAGGCACCCCCTGCACCAGCTGGAGAGCCCGGAGGCATCGCTCGCCACACCGAAAAACTCGGTATCCCATGGCCAGAACTCGCCACAACGGGGGCAGCGCTGCTCCAGCCCCAGTTCGGTGATGCAGGCCCGACCGCTTTGCAAGCGGCGAGCCAAAATATGGGGGGCCAGCAGGGGGCTATAGATGGCCATGGCGATCCCCGGTTTCGTGTACCCCACCACAATCTCTGGCCGATTTGGCCTGCTGCAGTTCGGCCACCAGTTGCCAGCGCATCTGGCAGGCTTCTCCGGCCAGCGCATGAAAACCACGGGCGCGCGCCTCTTTATCAAACTGCTTGAGCTGTTTGCACACAGCCCGTTTGTCAGCCGCTACCAGTGCAATGGCTGCGCAGCTGAATATCTTGGTAAGCCGAATATCCATCTCTGTTTTGGTCATCGCCGTGCTCCTTGTATCAAGACGGTGAAGACCTGGGCCCAGATCATTTGGTTGCTCATCAGTACCCGGCCACCACACCGGATAGACAGGGCGGCAATGCCGCCCTGTTTCGCATCAGGCCATTAATCGAACTGCAGTGGCGTCACCCCTTGATACTCCTCGGCATTGAGGGGGGCAGGCCCCAGCCCCAGCGCCCAGAGCAGGGCGGCCTTGATACCATCCTCATAGGTGTCGTCGGGGTAGCAGGTACCCTCGGTTTCGGTGATCTGCTCACAGAGCAGCAGTTGCTCTTCGGCTTTTTCCACGTTGATTTCCATCACACCTCCTCCCTATACCTTGGCCAGATCCAGGCTCATCTGGATGTAACGCCCGTGAGCGTCACGCTCGTAGAGCCGCAGATATTGGCTGGTGCCGGTCACCTGGATGGCATCGACAGCGGCTTGCATGGCCAGCAGCCAATCCGGGTCATCGATATTGAGCTGGCGCAGGGAGAGCACCTGATTCACGTCGATATGACCGCTCTTGGATACCCGAAAGGCATGGTCTACCAGGGCGCGGATCTCGCTGCTGGCGCCATCGCTCCAGCGTTCGATGCACTGGTCAATCAGCGCTTTGGCGGCCTGGATCCGTTCATCAAATTTGCGGTGCTCCCCCACCGCCCGAATGAGCTTGTAACGGCTATCAAAACTGAGCAGGGTCACGTTGCCCTTGGTGCCGCCCCACGCCACGCCGTACTGCTCGGCGGAGAGATCCACAAAGTCGGCGATCTGTTGCATGGCGCCAATCTTGAAGGCGGCCATCTGTGCGCGCTGCTCGCGGGCAGCAGCGATAATGGCCAGCACCACTTCATCGCGCAGCTTGTCTGCCGGGGCGATCAGGTTTTCCGGTACCCAGTGCCCCTGAGCATTCTGGCGCATCGGGGTGGTACTGGCGGTTTGTGCTTCTTGCATGGGCTTCTCCTTAATGGATCTTGTTGCTGCCAGGCACCGGAGGGCACATCACGGCGCTGTACTGCTCTGTTGTCGCGCTCGCCAGCTCCTCTTGGTGGGTCGCGCTGCAGAATTCGAGAAACTTGGGTAACTGGCGCAGTACCACCCGCGCCAGCGCCTCGTCTTCTATCTCAAGCTGGATCTTGCTCATCTCATCCCCCTTGCCGGTTTCAGGATTCTTGGCGCCAGTGCAGCAGGCACCCGCCAAAGCGCACCAGAGCAACTTCACGCACCACGCCCGCCAGACATTCACGGCTCAACACGGCGCGCGCCTGCATCTCTTTGGGCAGTGGCCCGGTAACCGCCAGCAGCGGGGTATGGCAAACCCGACTGGTGCGAACGTCATATCCCTTGGCCGTCAGCCAGTGGCTGAGTTGCTCGGCGGTCTTTTGCAAATTGCTGTGCAGATGCTTTTTCATCCCGTTCTCCTTGTGATCTCGTCACCGGGCCCACCGCGAAAGAGCCCCACCACCCCTTATTTGCCTTCTTGCTTGTCGAGCAGCCGGTTGTATTTGATGGCCATGATTTTCAGCTCTTCGGCCAGCAATTCACTTAGAATGCGCAGGCTGCTGCTGGCATTGTCGCCATCGCTTTTGGCCTGTCGGCGCAATCTGGAGAGGGTTGCCTCGGCGTCATAACGAGCCGTTTTCTGCGACCCTTTGCCCTGCTCTACCGATAACCGCATCGGGCGGCGAAGCTGCTGCGCCTCGGTCAGCTGGCTATGAGGGCAACCGCTGCGGCATGCCTTCCAGAGCTTGATATCCATCGGACTGCTGCCCACTTCGCTGGGGCCTCGGCGTTGGTGAGCGAGACACTGATGAGCCGGGATATCCCCCAGGATGGGGCACCTCACTTTGTTGCCCATCAGTGCCCCTTCCACCAGGGTCTGTACCCTTGCCATATCGCCGGGATACTTTTCGTTGCAGACCTGGCTGATGGTGGTGCGAGAGAGCCCGAGCTTCTCGGCCACCTGGGCCAGCGAGCTGGCCGCCACTTCGGCCTGCAACACCTCAAGCCACGTTTCCATGTGTCTCCTCCTCCCGTTGGAACGGGTATAACTGCTGCTGGTTTTGATCCCAGCAACCATGGTCACGACACAGTGGGGCATAACGGCCTGTATCCCTGACCAGCTGATAGCGTCCTGTCAGGCCGTGTCTGGCGGGTACAGGCAGCAAACTGTCAACTTTGAACAGCACTTTGACGTAACCGGCTTTCACCAACCTATCGGTGTAAAACCAGGCTTGTTTCTGACCCGTCTCTGCCGTCAACATCAGGTCTGTCAGGGTGAAGAAGCGGCTGATCTTCATGGTGTTCCACATTTTCTGTTGATTGGTTTTGCGCTTGTTCCGGCATTTTGGCCGCTTCTGGCCACTGCTTTTGCCAATCGGTGGCACGTATTGGGCGCTAACCACTTTGAAATAGGCCGGGCGGGATACCACGCCGTCCGGGTGTTTAATGAGGTGGCCAGCGGCCAACCAGTCACGCACGACCTTGTAGATATGTGCCTCCGACATTCCGGTCACGGCGATCACGTCCTTGATCAGAAACGTCTCTTGCTGGCACATCCATTCCCAGGCTTGCAACGTCATTAGCGTTGCTTTTGTATCAACCACTGGAATCCCTCCCGTGCTTTGTTTTTATTGGCTGTAGCCTGACGGCTAGCGGCTGCGACGCACGTCATGGAGCAGCTCGCTGGCGTCAACGTCCTCCAGCCGGATAATCCGGGCATCAGAGGCCATCGCCATTTTTTCAATCTTGTCGAGGGCCGAGACGATGGTGCGCACCACGCCGTTGGATCGCTTGCGGATCAGATCCAGCAGTGCATCGTCGATCTCCACGTCCACCTCCAGCATTTCGCTGGCAATCAGGGACACATCATCGAGATCGGCCGGTTTGAATTCGATCCACTGGGAGATGCGGTTAAACAGCTGCTTGCGCTGACTGATCCGGCGGGCAATCTCTTCCATCCCGACCAGGATCAGGGGTTGTTCGGTGGCATCGTAGATATCGCGCAGGGTCTCCATGATGCGGGCATTGCCGACCACGTAATCGGCCTCATCCACGAAGATGGCCAGCTCTTCGGCACGGACAGATTCGATGATGCTATCGACCTGAGCACGCAGGTTGTGGCGCTGGGGAATGCCGATCTCTTTGGCAATCTGCTCCAGCAGGCTGGTCACCGTGTCGGCCTTGTAGCAGCGGACATAGATGCCGTTCACTTCGTCCTGGTTGAACAGCCATTCCACGGCGGTGGTCTTGCCAAAGCCGGAGGGGCCATGGATCAGGCCAATGCCCGGCACGATGCTGGAGCGGTTGAGCAAGTTGTCGAGCAGCTGCTCGGTCTTGATCATGTTTTTGACTTCAACGATCTTGTGTTTCATAGTGGGTTTGTCCTTTGTTTTTGGGCCTTTTCGGGCTACTCGCTAACCTTTTGCCTGGGTGCGGCGGGTAGCCCGAACTTCATCCAGATGGCGGTTAATGCGTTTTGCCATCAGCTTGTGGCTGTAGAGGTATCGGGTCAGCCACTCCTTCTCCCGCTCTGTCAGCGGGGTATCCAGCTCCCGCTCTGCCAGATAGATGGCTTGCTCGTACTCGGTCTTGAGTGCTCTCGATTCCTGCCCTGCGATGGATTGCGCCCGCTGCGCTTTCGCTTCCCGTCTGGCTTCTATGGCGGCCAGTTCTGCCGCATTGAAACGGGCGGGTTCAGCGGGGGTTGAGACCCCGGTGAGCGCGGCCAATGCCGGGTTATCGAGGGTGAGATCGCGCCGACTGAACGCTTCAATACCCTTGGCCTGATCGACGAAGTGGCGCACCACATCCTGATGGAGCTGGTCGATGCCAAAGGTCTTGGCAAGGTTGCGCATCTCGCGGCGAAAACTGGCCAGCGCCTTGGCATCGGCTTTTTTGGCCGCCCGAAAGGCATCGGGACTGATGCCATTGCCCAGCAGGTCGATGTTGATGGCCTCGATCCGCTCGTTCCAATCGCCGGTGCGGTACAAGATGGCGCGGCCCACATCGCACGGATCGAGAAAGACGCTGACCCGCTGACTCTTCCAGTTGTGCTCCAACAGTTCGGGGGCGCTGTATTTGAGGCCACCGGCCTTGATAAAGCCTTTGGAGACGGTCGCCTCGCCGATATGGTTGAGCAGCAGATCCAGCGCAGCTTCATCGGGAATGGCGCGGCGCTGATAACGGGCCAGCTGGTACTTTTCATTGGGGCTGACCCCGAGGGCACTGTGCTTGCGGTTGTGGTAACGGGCATCGAGCCAGTTATCGAGCAGGGTTTGCAGCTCTGCGGCCGTCATGGCCAGCTCGTAAATCTCTTTTTGCGCATCCGGTTTGCGCTTCTCCTCCAGCCGCTGGGCAAAGCTCTTGCGCGCCTCGATCACCTGACGGTCTGCCACGCAGTGGCCGATATAGGAGGGCAACAGCTCGATCAGGCCGTGGCTCAAGGTGCGGAAAAAGCGCTCGATATGGGGTTTCTCCCACCCCGAGTAGGCGTTGGAGCGGCTGACGTTCATGCCAAGCAGGGTGCAGATGGACATGACCCGCTGGCTCACGTAGTCAGAGCCGTTATCGGTGCGCATCACGCCGTTATCGTTGAGGGTGCCCCAGGCCAGCAGGGTCTTGCGCAACAGCAAGCAGATCCCTTCGCTCGATGAGCTCTTGGCCACCAGCAAACGAACGCGACGGGTATACACGTCAATCACCGCGATGATGCTGTGACGACCATCCACCAGCATCGCATCGACCGGAGTGCTATCGAACTCCCAGACGTCGTTGGGCTGGGCCATCCAGGGGTACATCTCCTCGATCGCGCTGCGGTATTTGTTGTTATAAGCATCCGGGTTGGTGGTGTAGGTAAAGGCCACCTTGTTCTCTGCCAACCATTTCACCATCCAGCGTCGCAAGGAGGATTGGCTGGGGATCTGCCATCCCAGCTGATTCATGTCGCTGTATTGGCTGGCCAGTTCGTGCAGCGCCCCCCACTTGTTGGCCAGATGGGGCTTGGTGGTGACCAGTGCGGTGAGAAACTGGGCCAGATCCGGGCTCTGCTCGACGGTTGATGGCCGTTCCCGCTGATAATTGCCAGCCAGGGCTGCGGGGCCTTCATCCGCCAGCGCACTTTGCCAGCGGCGCAAGGTGATCAGACTGAATGGCTTTTGCCTTTCATAAACGCTGACAGGCAGGGCGAGAGTGCGACCACGGTATGCCTCGATAAAGGCACGGCGACCCACCTCCCCTTGCTGGCAGGCGTGATAGGGGGCCAGGAAGATATCGGCAGCCTGCAGGATGAGCAGTCTGGCATCGACCTTCTGGCGAGGCCCCTCCCCCAATGTCAGCAATTTGCGGCCTGCCTCCGGTTTGACCGGCACCTCGCGCGCCAGCAACTTGGCCATGGCCTTGCCACCCGCTGCATGGTCGGTCACTGCATGGCCTTGTGCGGCCACCGCTTGTTCAGCCAGGTAACGACGGGTTTCAATCGGCAGTGAGCCAATGTGGTATTCGGCCCCTTTGCCTTTCTCGCGCTTGCGGCTTTGCCACTCTTCACGCTCGGCCTTTTTGCGCACACCATCGGGGTAAGCGGGCATGCCGACCAATCCGGCCAGCGCCTGGGCGGTGTACCAGGTGCTCAT